CGGCCATCGCGGTAGGCTGCCCGGTCATCATCAAACCGGCCTCCACCACACCGTTGTCCTGCCTGGAATTCGTGGCGATGGTCCACGAGGCGGGCCTGCCGGAGCCGTGGTGCCAGAGCTTCCTGCCCGATGGCAACGAACTGGCCGAGGCGCTTGTTACCGACCCGCGCGTCGCGTTCCTCAGTTTCATCGGCTCGGCCCGCGTCGGCTGGTCGCTGCACGCCAAGCTGGCACACGGGGCGCGCTCGGCGCTGGAGCATGGTGGCGTCGCGCCGGCCATCGTGGACCGCAGCGCGGACCTGGCCAAGATCATTGAACCCATCGTCAAGGGCGGCTATTACCACGCCGGCCAGGTCTGCGTATCCACCCAGCGCATCTTCGTGCACAACGCCATCGCCGACGACTTCACCCAGGCGCTGATCGCGCGCGTAGAAAAGCTGCGTACCGGTGACCCCACACTGAAAGATACCGAGGTGGGGCCGCTGATCCAGCCCCGCGAGGCCGACCGGGTGGCCGAATGGATCGAGGAGGCAGTGAAGGGCGGGGCGCAGTGTGCAACCGGCGGCAAACGCCTTTCCGAAACGACGCTGCAGCCCACCGTGCTGCTCGATCCCGCCAGCGACGCCCGGGTGACCACGCAGGAGGTCTTCGGCCCGGTGGTGGCGGTGTACCGCTATGGGGAGCTTGACGAGGCCATCGCGCGGGCCAACTCCCTGCCTACCGCATTCCAGGCAAGCGTCTTCGCGCAGGACATCGACATCGCGATGCGTGCCGCCAACCGGCTGGATGCCTCGGCGGTGATGATCAACGATCCTACTGCGTTCCGCACCGACTGGATGCCGTTTGCGGGGCGCAGGGAGTCGGGTTATGGCACTGGGGGTATTCCTTACACGATGCGGGATATGTCGCAGGAGAAGATGATTCTGATGCGGAGGAGTTGAGCGGGGTGGGGGGAGGGCAGCGGTCAGGGTGCTTTCGACACCGCTGCTGCCCCTTGTCACGAGGGAGTGCTGCTAGCATTCCTTCAAGGTGCTGACGTCAGGAGGATGGCAACCATGGATGGCAGTTGGGAAGCGGGCTTCAGCAGGGTGGCAACCGCCAAGGCTCAAGCCGGCAACGTGAAGGCTCCCCAATGAAGAAGGCAACGTCCTTCCTCACATTCCTGGGCTTGGTGGTTGCGGCAGGCATCGTATGGATCACGTATCCCACTGTGCTTGAGTCTGAGCTCAAGACCTTCCGGGCATTGTCGCCGGAGGATTTCAAGGTGATCCGAGCCAGCGCGATCACGTTCGCTCAAGAGAATGCCGCCAAGGGAATTGTTATCAACCCAGGGCATGAACTGTCTCAGGTGTTCGAACTACGATGCAAGAGCGTTCCCTTGATGCTGGTCGAGAACGGATATGACCTTCTCACCCTTCATGTTTTTGGACATGCCGACCAACGCGCGCCAGGCATTGCACACCTTGAGAGCCAGATGGTTACGACCTTCGTGCCCGAAGGGAAGCCTGCCAAATTCGGCCCGGTCCATGTGGAACCGTCGGGGTTCGAGGCCTTCGTCATGAAGCATCGTGACGGCATCGACGTCACACAGCAATGCCGCTGACTACTCAGTGAGCCTTCCTGGCTTGCCGGCCGGGGGGGGGCAGGCTGTGGGGATAGATGAGGGCAGGCAGGTTCAACCGTCCGCGCTCCGCGCCGGCATGGCGCAATGTGCACCGCAGCGAGCGCTGGTCCAGAGTTGGCGAATGCATGCTTCCGCGGGGGTCGGCCGGGATGACGTGCCTGTCAGGAGTCAGGGCGGCATATTATCCTTCAGCATGAGCAATGAAGAACCCAGCACCAAAGGTCGGAAGGACACGGACCTCTATTTCACCCATGTGATATCCGGCGCGCCCAACGTCGCGCTGCTCTTGGGCCACCTGTACCTGGAGGGCCACGACCCCAGCATCACCCGGGTGATGCTGCTACGCGATGGCACGTTCTACTTTGTCTATGATCTGCCTGACATCACGTACGGCGCCACGTTGCTGCAGGCCACGGACGAGCAGCCGCTCGCCTTCGCTATGCTGGGCAGGCGAGGTCTGCTGCGGATCAACCCGACCGGCCAAGCACCGCACGATGAAACGCTGAACTTGCCCAATGCATACGTGTTGAACCTGCAGCAGATCACAGGGGAGTTGTATGCGTGCGGCACGCAGCAACAAGTACACCATCGCAGCACCGACGGATGGGTTCGGATGGATGATGGTTGCCACGCGCCATTGGTGGACCAGGTCACCTGCGGTTTCAACGCGATGGATGGCTTTGGGGCGGACAACATATATGCCGCAGGCGAGGGCGGTGCACTTTGGCATTGGGATGGCCGGGAGTGGCAGGCGCTAACATCACCTTCCGTGTGGACCATTCGTGTAGTGCACTGCATGCCCGATGGCAGCGTGGTGCTGGCCGGGGATGCGGGCACGGTGTTCCGCGGCAATCGCTTGGACGGCTGGCGTACGCTCACTGTGCCGGCATTGGCGCATCTCAGCATCGAACATGCCTGCCTGTTTCAGGACACGCTCTACTTGTGCGCGCAGCGGGCGTTGTTGGCGTTGTCTGGCGGCACGCTGGCAAGGGTTGATGTGCCCGTGGAAGGCCATCTGGCGTACTACGGCGCATCCGCCACCGCGGAAGCAATGTGGACTGTCGGCGACGACGCGATCCTGCGCTTCGATGGAACCCATTGGGAGCGCTTCATGTGCCCATGAGCTCTGCCGCGACCGGGGTTCCCCCATCATGAGCCGCCATCCCCGAGCGATTCCATATCGGTCATGCTGCGATCTCGTCCTTTGGTATCCTCGCGGCCATCAACAGGGAGTGGACATGGATATCCGAGCCGTTGTTTCTTGCGTCCTATTGGTGCTCTCACCGTCTGCAGTGGCCCAGATTCACTCTTCAACCGGCCCTAAGCCTAAGCCGCTCGCCTCTATTCCAAAGCCGCATCACAATTCAATGGCAAAAAGCACAACCCCGTTCAACTGCGAGGATCAGCGGTGGCCCAGGCATCCGCATCCCGGCATGAAGGCTTTCTGTGATGGGCTTGAGGCTCGTACGCTTCAGGATGAGGCGCATCGTGCGGGCAGGCCAGCGCCGTCTGCTGATGTTGTACGGTTGCCTAGCCTCGGCTCAGATGGCGCACGGCAGTCCGGATTTGCCTGCGTCGGCGGCCAAGCCATGCGTAAGTTGCCTAACGGTTGGGCTCAGGTATCTGCACCTTCCGGTGGCTGGCAGCGCTGCCGTGAGGAATGACGTGGGGGTGTTGGGCTGCGCCCCTGCGGACAACGCCTCCTGCAATCTGGTCCTTGTTGGGCGTCCGAGAGGGGAAGCAAGAGCCGACCGGAGCTTGAGCCAGCGCCAGCCGGAGCTTACGAACCGCGAGATGGACCGATACATCATTTCGCATAATGTATATTATGTTAAATGCTGCCCGGTACTACCTGGGCCTGCTGAAGCTGGTGCTGGCATCGTTCTTGCCTATCCGTGGTTCCAAGGACAAAGCGAGCATTGATGCATGTCTCAGTACCTGACCGGCCCCTTCGCAGGCTGGAGCATTCGCGGCAACTACCTTGTCAGCCCCGACGGCGACCGCATGACCCCAGAACGCCTTGTCGGCCTTGCGTGGCGGGACAAGATGGAACTTAGGCTCGCCGGTTACGCCTCCAGACGCAAGGCCGAGGCCGGTAAGGCAATCGCAGGTCGGCGTCAGATGGTCAAGGTCGTTGTCGTGGACCTCGGCGACTTCCGGGAACGCCACTTCGGGAAGTCTGCGGGCTGAGAGCGCCGCCGTAGGGGCAACGCCCCTACACCCCGGCTAGAATGCGCGCAGGACGATCACAGGGAAGTGGAATGGATAAGCAAGGTTGGCAGGTGACCGCAGGCGTGATGGCGATTGCAGTGGTCGGACTGGGATTTGCACTCATGGCAACTCGCGGTGTACTTGCCCAAGAGCGCAACGACCGACAGCCGTGTGATGTATCAGAGCCGGAAACCATCGTCGTTCGCGAGACGGCTCCCGCGACGGTGATACAGGGCCTGCCGATTCCCGACGCAGTGTCATGCAGTGGCGGCGTGTATCTGATCCGCACTGAGCATGGCATTGAATCGCTATTAAAGAACGGCCAAGCGCTTCATTGCACGCCATAGATCCTTGCGCACAGTCTAGCCGCCGGAGTAGCGATTCTGCGGTGACTCGGGGAACGCTCCCATGGCCCGCTCGCTGGCTTGAATGGTCCCGCCGTTGATGGCAGCCCCGCCCTGCTCCACGCGGGGCCGTGCAGGCTGCTGGTGGACGCTGGCAGGGTCGGCATGCTGATCGCGCTGCTGCTGTGCCTGTGCGGCCGCTGGCGGCTTGAAGGGGTTGTAAGGTTCGCCCCACCGCGCAATATCACGGCACACGTCGTCCCGCACAACCACACGCGTGTTCTGCTCAGTGACGCACCTGCACGAATTGTCGGTAGCCATGCAATACAGGTGCGGATCGGAAACTACCGCGCGCTCTACATAGGCCGGAGCCGACCACGGAACGTCAGATACCAGGGGTGTGATGGCCGCAACGTAGTCTGCGCCCGTCGCGATGGTGCGCTTGCCCTGCGATTCAGACCCGCTTACGGCGGTCACTGCCGAGGACGACGCCGCCGAGGGCGGCGTCTTTCCCTCGGCAGCGTTCGCCTTCGCAAAATGACTGTCGCGGTAGACCGTGTACCACGCGCCAGCGCCGAGCAGAACCGCAATGGGAAGGATCATCAACGCCCGCTTGACCAGTGCGGGCATCTGATACTTCATGGTGTGGACCTCAGCCGACTTGTAGTACTTGAAGCACTCGGTAGGCTGTTTCCAGACCTCGTAGTCATACAGCTTCTTAATGCGCGGTAACGCGGCGCGCACCTCTTCGATGACCTGGCTGTTGCGAAAAATAAAGGTCTTCTGCTTGCCGTTCTGGCGCAGCAGGTGTTCGTGGTAGCCCACCAAGCCGCGCAGGTAGGTATCGAGATAGTTGGGCTGCTGCGTCGCCAATACGAGACGCACGCCGACGTGTCGAATCGTGCTCATCGACTTGATGTGCGGCGCAGGGTCGCCACCGCGCCGAGCAGGGAAATACTCCTGCGCCTCATCCACGAACAAGATCGCTCCGGTGGGCAGATTTTGCCAGTCGGAGGGGTCCTCCCAAGGCGTTGTGCCGGGAACACTGATCCCGTTGATGTTGCACACATACACATGCGCACCCTTGTCCATCAGGTGTCGAATGGCCTGAACAATGCGGAGACTTTTGCCTGAGCCGGGCAAGCCTGTAAGCAGTGAGATTGAAGCGGTATCGCCGATCATGAGGCCTGATTCCTACGCTGGATAAAGATGCGTTCCGCCCCGCGAATTCCGTAAGCGCTCAGGATGATCGACACGCCCGTGTCAATGCCCAGCGCATGCACCCAATTGGCGACGCCTGCCGGGATCTGCGACCAAGCGTTCTGCGCATACTCAATGATCGGGTTGTAGATGAAGTGCTGCGCCGCGAAGCCAAGCCCCACAGCGCTGAGCAAGCGCCCCAGCCAAATCGCCGCCTTGAGCTTGACAAGCTTGTGCAGCACATCGGCAGTGTTCTCAAAAAAGCTATCTGCAAACCCGCGTGCCCAATCGAACATTAGATGTTCCTCCCGACCACGAACATCGCAGTGATCGTGCACACGGCGATGATAAGAATCTTGATCCAAGCAATGGCGTCATAGAACCCTGCAGGGACCTCCCATTTCAAACCCTCAAGCGAGATATCAGGCAGCAGCGATCCGCCACCGCCAACGCTGATTAAATCGCGTCGCAGCGTGAGCCCGCTGCCACCGGTCTGACCGTCAAGCCAGATGCTGTCCACTGCGCCCTGATCGTCCGGGTTGCTTATGCCGTTTGCCCGCCCGCGCATGCCGTCCGCCACGGCGCTGAATGCGCAACGTTGCTTCCACTGCTGAAGCACCTGAGCGTAGGCCTCTGCTTTGCACGAACTGCCTGCGCACACGGGTACGTCCGCATCGCCACAGCCATCGCCGCCGCTTACCTCGCTGCCCTTAGTGTTGCATTGGATCTTCCAAGTGAACTTGAGGTGCAAACACTTGAGCGTGTCGCCTACACATGCGGGCGCAGTCTCGCAGTTGCCGCTATCAGATGCAGAGTCACCCTCCCCCTCCTTGTCACCGCCGCCGTTTCCCTTGCCAGGCGTGCCGTTGCCTGACGTGTTTCCACTTCCGTCAGGGGTGTTGTCGCCGGTCGAGTTCTTCGACTGTCCGCCACCGACGCCCTGAAAATTGGTGATGTTGTAGGTGGTGCAAGTGGTGTTTACGCAAGTCGTGCTCTGGTGGCCCTCAGTTCGCTGCCACTCTTTCTCGGGTCCAGGCGGGGTTTTGGGTGGCTCAACGGGCTTGCCCTTTTCGCTCTTCCCTTGGCCGTCATTACCGTCCGTCTGATGGCCTTCCTGCCCCGGCTTCCAGCAGAACGTTTTCCCGGTCGAGGCGGTTGCGCACTGGTCTCCATTGGGCTTGGCGCACGCGGTTTGACCGCTTCCAAGCGCAACACATTCGTTCGGCTTGGGCTTGTTTCCCTCCTTTTCCTTATCGCCACCATCGGGCGGTGCAATCCCGTCAGGACCGGTCGGCAGTGAGCACGTCTGACCGCTGTAATAGCGATTGCGCTGTCCATAGACCTTCACTCCTCCATTGGCTTGGGAGAAGCTTTCACCCGTGATTGCACAGCCACTAACGCATTTCGGCGGTTCGCTATACCACAGCGCCGCATCGCCGGGTGGGTTCGTGGCGTTGCGATTGGTGCAGGTGCGTGGCCCAAAGAAGTGCGTCGCTCCACTTAGAAATTCTGTCTGATAATTGTCCTGCTTTCGCTTGCACGTGACGCCCGCAGCAAAACGATAGGCGTCCTGTTTGAAAACGCGCTTGGAAACAAGGGTCCATTCGCCGATGCTGGTGCAGTACCTCGCAGCGGTGGCATATGACTCCGCGTTACGGTAGGCCTCCCCCTCATCGCAGGAGCCAAGGACGGTACAGGGCGCAATGTCATCGGCCCATGCCGTTCCGGCAATCGTGAGCATGACAATCGTCGCAAGAGCACGCCACATGACTAGCTCCACCCGTTTGCGCACACGTGGGACATGTGAATCATGAAGACGAGCAGCACAAGACCTTCCATAAGTACCCCCATAAATGAAAAAGGGGAGGGTCTCCCCTCCCCTGCGGAACTCGGCGATTACTTGCCGCCGATGAGGCCCATGGCGCGCAGCGTCCACCGACCCAGCGCGAACGCCGCGAGGATCGAAACACCCACCGCCACGTAGGTGGCAACCTTGGCGATGATGTCGGCGCCGTCGAAATCGGACTGGGCGAACGCCAGCGCCGGGGACAGGGCCATGGCGGTGCCCAGGGCAACAGTGTGGAAGCGGGTGTTCAGGGCGCGAGCCTTGGTAACGATCTTGTTCATTGCTGTTCTCACTCTTCGATAGATTTAGGGTTGAGCAGTCCTTTAACGACTGCCAAGGTCATCAGGCCGATGAAGTACGCAGAACCAACCATCGCGGCCTGTTCGATGGAGGGAAGCGGGGTTGTCCAGTCGCTTTGATCTACCCATGCTTGGGTTTCGCATTGCTGAGCGGACTCGTTAAAGTTGATGCAGGTCAGTACCCTCGCCATTGGTCACCGCCGCTGGGTTGCGTTGGTGGCGAGACGGGCCAGTACAGCAGCCGTAACGACACCGATGCCAAAGCCAACCAGCAACACAACGCGCGGATCGATCGTGGCGAGGATCATGGTCATGACTTAGGCCTGCGGCTTGCCGGGAACCGGCGACGGCGTCAGCAGACGGATGCGGCGACCGAATTCCAGGCCACCGAATTTGTTGTTTTGCAACGACGTGGCGCACAGGTCGTAGGTGCCGATCTTGTAAGGCTGCTGGTCTTCGTCCAAGCCGATGGTGAAAGGCAACGGGAAATCGTTCTCGCGCACCACGGCAGCTTTCTGCTCGCGGAACACGGTTGCGGCTTTGCCCTCGCGTGCGGGGAACGAACGAACCGCGATGTTTTCGCTGATGATCTGGACTTTCATATTGGGATTACCTTCCAAGCGATGGTCCGGCCGAATGCAAAGGTGACTCTCCATGGGGACGGCCAGAACTCCCCTGTGAGCTTGTCGAAATAGCCGCCATTGCACTTGCGAATGTCGGCGTCGCCGCCCAGCACTTCACGTGCGGATATGGGCGCTTTCCACCACCGCAGTTCGCGGCGGGATTCTTCATTGAGACCGCCGCAACCGTGCGTGCGGAACCCCTTGGGAAACGAAGCGGCCATGAGGCTGCTGAACTTGGATGCGTACTTGGCGAGATACCCGACAGCGTTGCGGGCCTTCTCAAACTTGCTTGAGCCGTGAGGCCACCACTTGCGGTGATCGACGCGTCCAAACCACATGCCCTGGGGAACCCAAACTAGGAGGTGGTAGTGCGGTCGTCCGCGCTGGGTGAGCTCTCCCACCCACAGGTAACGGAACACCTGACCCGCGAGCCGTCTGAGCCGAGCGACAGTTCGATTGAAGTGGCCGCGCATGCGCTTAAGTAGCTCGCTAACGTCACGAGGGCCGCTACGGCTTCCGTCTCGGTAGGTGAGCGTGAGCATGTACCACGCGCCGCGGCGTGATCCCTTCTTCGCTTCTTGGTCATGGAGTCGTGCACTCGTGATTACGGCTTTACGCAGCCGTTGCGCCCGCTGCTGCAGCGGATCGATTTCGATGGAAAGACGACCGGTCTTCGACTCGGTGTCACTTGTTTTGTAATGGACAAGCCCAAGGGCCAGCGCTTCGCGCTGGCCCTCTGGAGTCAGCGCGAGCGGTGCCGCCGCGAGGTACGACTTAAGAGAAGCGCCGGACGTGCGCTTGTGGCGCGCAACGGTTTCTGAGGCCTGCTCAGTGCGGCGCGCAGCTGCCTGCATTAGGCCAATGGAGTCATCGAACGCGACAAGCTCTGCGCGCTGCGCAGGGACCATAGCGTCGAGCTTGATGCGAGCGTTTTTGCCCGTGCAGCCTGCGCACAGGCCGCCGGGGAAGAAGTAGGACGTGGGGTCGCCGCAGAAGGCGCATGTGGTCCGGCTCATTCGTCGCCGTCCGTGAAGAAAGCGATGAGCAACCAGTAGGCGACAGTGCCCCAAGTGCCTACGACGATGACCGTGAGCAGTTCGTTCATTCGAACGGACCCCGGCCACTACGGACGGACTTGAACCACCAGAAGATCGCGGCAAGCGCGATGGGCACGAGGAAGATCATGACCAGCCCTCCCCCATGTCCTGCTGATCGAGCATGGACACCGCGTAGTCGCGGTCAGCCAGTTCGGCGTAGGAGGCGGCAGACAGTAAGTCGCCCCGCTTGGATGCTTCGATTTCCTTTCGGTGCAGTTCGGCGCGTGCCTGGGCGACGAAAGCGGCCTCGCGGAGGGGAGCAGTCTCCCGACGCTGACTGCGCTCGAAGCTCCACTCACTGAAGCGGATCAAGCCGAACCCGAGGGCGACGGACCAGCCCACCAATGCCAGTACAGCGCAGACCACCGCCATGACGCCCCCCTACCCTGCCCCTAGCCCCTAGATCCCCGCCAGCGGCCTAGGGGGACCGGCTGGCGGGTGTCCACCGCCGGTGGACAGGGCGCAAAGTACACTGGGGGTGGACATGGTGTCAACGCATGGTGGACAAATGAACTTTGAGCAGATCCTCGCCCTAGCCATTGAGGCGAGCGGAGCAGCGTCAGACAGCGACCTTTCGAGGAAGCTTGGGGTGTCGCGTCAGGCCGTAAGCAACTGGCGCGGGGGAAAGAAATTCCCGGACACCGTGACGTGCGCAACCATCGCAGGTATCACAGGGATACCGCTTGCCCAGGTGCTGGGCGTGGTCGGTGAAGCGAGGGCGATCAGCCGGGAAGAGAAGGCGGTTTGGCGCAAGCTGGCGGCTACCGCGATGGCCG